AAAGAAAGAAGATGAACTAAACAAGTTCATTTTATCAAGCGACGGAACTAAAGAAAAAATTTCTTTAAGTAATGCCAGCGGATTTAGTTTTGAAGTTACAAACTCACAAACTATTGAAAAAGTTCTAAAAGTTATTACAGATGACTTGGTAATTTTTACCGAAAGAGCTGAAAAAGAAATTATGCAGTTTACTGTATAAATTCATTTAAACAATGAACCCAAAGTGTAGAGACTTTGGGTTCTTGATAACCAATTATAAACGCCACACAAGACGAATACAATTATGAACGCCAAAAATAACGCTTTTAAATTAAGCACACAAGTTAAAAATATACTTCACGAAAAAGGACTTTCTAAAGTCTTTAATTACACCGATTACGAATATTTTAAAATGCAATGTACAAACGCCTGGAACAAAGCCCAAGCCATTGCAGAGTTATTCATTCAAGATAATCAAAATACTAATTCAGATTTTAACGATTATGTTTTTTAATATACGCATTAGCACTATATCGGCTTTATGTGTGCGCCCACGTTGGAAAAAATCCTATTTAAAGCCAAAATTAAATATTTCCGGAAACTGGCTAAATAAAGCCGGTTTTGAAATAGGCGAAAAAGTCAAAATAGAAGTTTTTGAAAACAAACTAATTATAACAAAAGTAAAGTAATGACCGAAAAGCAAGAACTACACAGAGCAAAGCGCAAAGAGTTGCGAGAGCTTTCAAAAATAGCAAAAATGCGAATGAATGCCGACTGCGAAGGAATGACTATTAACGAAATTTTAGTAAATGAATTTTACACAGACAAAAATAATTTTGAATTCAAAACTTTGCACGATTGGGGTAAAGAAGGTTTCAAAGTAAAAAAAGGCTCAAAAGCTTTTATAGTTTGGGGAAAACCGAAACAAAAGACAAAAGGCGAGGAGCACAAGCAGAGCCAGAACCAAGAAGAAGACGAAGAGGAATTTTATCCGCTTTGCTATTTATTTTCAAACGCTCAAGTTTTAAAACGATGCTAAAAAATAGAGACGTACCGAAGGAGTTGAAAAATTTCAACTCCTTATTTTATGAATTTCATTATAAATTTGATTTAAGTCAAATCTTTGATGATTTACTAACGATGATTATTTGTGCAATGGGACATCAAACACAGGAGGAGTTATATTTACAAACTATCAAAAAATACAACCGCCAAGAAATTGACATTTTTTGTAAACTTTTTGGAGAGCTGATGAAAATCTACAACCAAAATAAAACGTTTGGTATTTGGTGCGACCCTTTAGGCGATTATTACGAATGTTTAGCGAGTAACTATAAAAAATCTTCATTCGGTCAATTTTTTACACCTCGCCCGATTTGTGATTTTATGGCGAAAATTTTATTTGATTCTAACGAATGGGGAAAAACTATGAACGAGCCAACGTGCGGAAGTGGAAGGATGATTTTAGCAGCTAATCAACATTGTAAAGGGAATTATTACGTTTGTGAAGATTTAGACCCGATTTGTTGCAAAATGACTGCTATAAATTTATGCTTTCACGAAATAAGAGCAGAAATACACTGCCACGATGCGTTAATGATGAACAATTACCGCTTTTCCTTAGTCACAAATTACGAATTTTGGAAACACGAAACAAAGTGTATCTTTTACTATCCAAGCGCTAAAAACGGCTAATTTAAAGCCGTTTTTTCTATTTAAAAAAAATTCCGCCCAATCGGGCGGAGTTTTGTGTCTTTTTTCTTCTTTTATGAAAATACTAGCGTATTTTTAATTTGCAAGTCTTACAAATTTACCATTGCAATCTACAACTATAAGAACACTTTCGTTTTTTCTATTATACCTACCAATAATTCTCTCTCCAGGTTTTAATCTATTTAATGATTGAAGCCAATGCATATCAGTGTGTCTAAATAATTTTTCTAATTCTGGACATATATCTACCTTTGGATTTCTTTGAACTGGATTTGGATTAAAATTTTTAATAACCGACTCATCAGCTAAATTTGAAATGTTAATCTGAAGACCAACAAAATTTAATTTTGATTTTTTTATACTCATAAGGATATAGTTTTTAAATTGATTTCAAAATTAAAAGGTTTTTGAGTTTGATAAACCCAATCACCATAGGAATTTTTTCTTCTACGTATAGAAAATTCATAACAAAAACCTAAATCATGCTCTATAGAAACATTTTCCAATTTACAATAATCTAGCAATTCTTTAGTAAAATCAAAATGGTCAAATCTAGCAGTAAGAAATAATTTTTCGTATCTTGATTCTTTGAAATCTGATACTTTATCCTTCAACTCTTTTAAAATATCTGAACTTTGCATCACGCTAAAGGCTTTAAATTTTTCTCCTCCACAATTTCCATCAGAGCAGATGCAAAAAGAATTTTCTTTATAGGTTCTTTTGCTAAATCTGTTTTATCCTCGATTCGCTTTAAAGCTTCAAAATGATTTTCATCATTAGCTTTCATAACCTGCTGAATTACTTTAATGTAAGGAGAAACCGATTCATCATATTTATGAAGAAATGTTTCTTTTGCAAATTCTCTAGCTTGGTCTAAAACTACAAGGTTTTGAAAGTCTTTATTCTTTTTCATATATCAAAGGAAATGAGTTTTTTGATAAATCATTATAAAGTTTAGGAATTTCTTTTGATAAATTTATCCATTGTGATGATAAAATTTTACCAATATTTAAATCAAAAACCACATTATAACCCCATTGTTCATGTAACTCCTTAAAATCTTCTTGAGTATATGTTTTTACACTTTCTACTTCTCCTGATGTATTACACAATTGCAATGTAACTTCATTAAAATCATTAAGCTCCTTTAAACGTTCATTTAAATCCATGGCAATATTTTTTGATTATCAATACACAAATATACAAAAATTATTTCCCAACAACTGATGGATCCATCCCAATATAAATATCGTGAATATTTATTTTATCAAAGAAATCAGCACGGCAAATCCAATATTTAAAAGCATCCGAAAAGTTAGTAGAAAACATTGGGCGTGATGGCAGCGGTAATTTTTCTGAAGACTTATCTTTATGAATGGTTCTAGTTCCGTTTTTGTCAGTTTTAATTGTTATTTTGGAAAGCTTCAAAGAAGCAGTTAAGCAAGGACACTTTAGTTTATCAATTTTTAACATTGGTAGTCCTGGAACCGACAATCCCATTATCATTTTTGCTAAGTTAAATTCTTCTTCTTGATAAATATTTCCCTGACCTTCTGACATTAAATGAACTGTCCAACCACTCTTACTACCATCATCGTTGTACATGATAGCGTTTTTCATATAATTGGCTTTATCTCTCTTTAATTTAGCGTTCTGATTTCCACTTCTATCATAGTATAAATACAAAACTTTATATTTATGATCCTTGTAAAAGTCTCTAAACTTTTTACCAAGTATTGCCTCGTCTTCGGGATTTAATGTAAAAAATTCTTTTAAAGCATAAATGTAATTCCCTCGATATTGACCTGTAACCATAGATGACATGTCGCCAAAATCAACACCACATTCCATAGGACCATTTATATCATAATATTTTTTGCTTAAAGCTTTGCATCCATCAACAATAGTATTACCCATAATATTGAACTGATTAAAATAGCTAATATCAGTTCCGTCTTCATAAAAATGTTGATCACCCAAATAGCTATAAAAAGCCTCTCCTTTAGCAACATTAATTTTGAATGAAAGAATAGCACTTTTAAATTCTTCTGGACCAAGTGCTTTTAAATTTGCTTTGAAATATTTATCTGTTAAAATGTCAACATTTACAAGCGATGAAATAGTGTAAAAAAAGTTTGATTCTTTTCTAGCGCGCACCCATAGTTCATTCCATTCGTTATATGCTTTTAATAAACGCTTATCTTGAGAAGAATCTCCTAAATCTGCATATGCCTTCATTTCTTTTTTAATATCGTTCAAAATAAGTCCTGCTTCTAAGCATAACTTAATTTGTTCAATATCCATTTCTTTTTCCATGTTCAATATCCAATCATCATCTGAAGTAAGAATGTTTGGCATGTCCGTAGTAAATGTATTCCCCATGTAAAAGACAGAATGTCCAAAGCGAACATATTCTCCACGCAAAGCAGGAGTAGATCTATCCAGTTTCTTTTTATTTAACAAACGAGCTTCATCGCCAAAACGATGCTGATAAGATGCTCCAGCTAAACCAGATGGTTGGTCTAAACTACCTAAATTTATAAAAACTCCATTATAAATTGATATAGTATGCTTATAATGTAATGGTGGCTTGTATGGTTTTTTAAAATGTGATGGAGGACGTTTATCAGTAACAAAGTGAACGCCTTCAATCCAACCCTCACGAATCCAGCCCTCTATTAATGCTGGCAAAACATTAGTTAATGCGTTCATATAAGTATCGGCCACAAACATCATGTAAGCGCCTGGCATATCTTCAATAATTCGCATTGCACGTTTCGCTACAATATCTCCAGTTTTAGACGTGGCACGGCCAGCGACTAAATATAAATTTTGTGGTTGAATTAAATCAACAACTGCAGAAATTTTAGAAGCAAAGTTTAATTGAACATTTTCTGCATTAATATTTACGCGCGTCTTCCTGCTCATTTGGGAATATTTTAAATGGTAACATATCAGCTTCGCGATATATTTGATTTTTTTCTTTATCTGAAAGTTCTAAAGTTTTACTCTCAATTAATGCTTTTATGTTATTTCGATTAGCTTTTTGTAAACCTAAATCTTCAACATTTAAAGTATAAATAGTAAATCTTTTTTGATTGAGTAACTCGTAAGGAATAGTGTTTTCGTCTTTGTCACCTTTACGAACATTTCGCACTTTTTCAATAGCACCAACAATAGAAATATAATCTTTACTGTCTTTTGCCGATAAAATAGCTGCGTTGATAACTTTATCCATTTTATCGGCATAAAAATTATCCCACGCTTCTTTAGATGTAATTCGGTCAGCCCAAAAATATTCTCGAGCTTCATCAACAACTTTTCTTGCTTTTGATTTATTTAATTTGTCATGAAAAACTAAATGATTTACTATAATTTCATCATTTGGATATTTATCAAAACGAAGAATCATTCCTCTGGTTTTTTCGAGAAGATTTAAATAATCCGCTACACCTTCTGGCGCATTATCTAATTTGCCATTTGCTAAAAATGAAACGATATCTTCTAAAGATAATTCTTCAATAATATTATGCTTCATCTCCAAAAAATGTTTTACGTTTTATATTTTCAAATTCAATTTTATCCGCTTCTTTTAAAAATATTTGAGCTGCAGTAATATTTCCACTCTCGGCTAATTCTTTTTGTTTTTCCATTATAGCTAATGTAGTTCCTAGCACTCCAGCATCATATGCTTGACGAACATCACTTTCTTTATCATTGTAAAGTGATAAAAAAACCTGGCGTTTAATACCAAGCTGTAAAGCAATTTGACTAGGCGAAAAATTGCAGGCGGCCATATTCTTTATGGTCTCCATGTCTTCAAATGAAACTGATATAGGAATTAAATTACTCACGTTTCATTTTACTTGAAATTATTAGTAAAAAAAGGCCTACCAAGAAAAGTATAAATGCAGTTGAAACATATTTCGATTTATAGATATATTCAACTAATTCTGATTTTATACCTAATAAAAATGCCGCTACAATAAACCAAAGCGCTATAACAATTATATAATTTTTCATAATCTAATACTTTATCATTTCTACATTAGTGAATAGTTGCTTTCTAAAATCATATAATCCTTTATCATTTGCAAAAAGGTATTGCTCATAATGTGCATTTTCTGCCCAATTTCCTGAACCCTCAATAACAAAATGAAAATCTGAAGTTTTCATTATACAGATTTTAGCATGTGACCAAGCATACAAAACTTTAATATTTGGTCGAGTAGTACACATTGCTTTTAGGTTTTCAATAGTTACAGGATTACGCTTTATCATACTTTCTGAAATCAATAACGTAATTTGTTCAATCATTCCTTTATCATGCATTTCTATCAAAGCATCTATCACTTTTCTACTTATACTATAAGTAGAAGCGAATAACTCTTTAACAGGGTAGGTTTTAGCTACAAAAGGAATAAACGTAAAAGCATTAAATGCTTTGTCAGATTGAAGAAAGAAAAACTCACCTTCAGTTGGAACTCTTAGCAAATCATTTTCTATAGATTCTATCTTTTGAAAATGAGAAACTACATATTTTGAGGTCCATACAGCCGATGGCTTTTCTTTCTTTTCTGAAATTTCTTTTGGCTTGTTAAAGTCAAAAAATTTATTTTGTTTGCGCTCCAGCATTAGGCACACCAATTTTAGCATTAACTAATGAAAGCATGTATTCTCTATCGGAGATATCTGCATTCAATTGCTCGGTTTTAGCTGCGTCTTTTGTGTTTTTAAGCAACTCTTTTCTTTTTCTAGATAAATATGTTGCTGAAGCATTTTTAAACTTAAATAGCTCCTCATTGGTCATCCCATCAACTTCACGTTTTGCAACACTTTCTCTAAAAATTGGATGCTTTCCTAAAATCTCTCCAGTTTCACCAAAATATTTTAACTCATCCCATAACTGTCTATTTTCATTAAATGCTTTTTCACAGTTAGATGTAATTAAAAGCTTATCATCTTGACTTACTTCTTTTTTTCCTTCGTTAATTTCTTGAAGTTCAGCATGTAGTTTTAGATAGATATTCCAAGTAGCAATACGTTTTCCAACTACAATAAAAAGTAACTCAGGACAATTTGGATCGTTTAAAAACGGAAACTCGTCTCTTAGACTTACAGACTCTTCTTTTGTAAGAGCTTTAATCTCTTCGCCAGGAACTTGATTTAAAAAGGCAAATTCAGGAATCTTTAAATCTTCTATAAAGTCTTTTTTAACATCATTTAAATCAATTGGATTAATTGGAATAATTTCCTTGTTTTCGTCTAAAATTGATTCTAATTCTTTTGGAAAAACTACACCTTTAATTTCTTTTTCAAAGTAAGAAACCAATTTGTCTATTTTTAATTCGTTTTGAGAATCAGCATTCTCTGGAACTAAACTTAATAAACGCTCATAGTCGTTTTTAAAATAATCAGATAAAACAGGAGTAGCGAAAATTATATCTTCTCCAAATTCATTAGCAAATTTCATTAGGACTAACGCATCCGATTTTAAATTTTGCTCAAGAGCTTCAAAGCCATGAATAAATTTTTCGATAAATGAAAGCGGCGCAACTTGATTTTCACAATTTAGCGTTTCTATAATTTCAACATCTGTGATACCATACATTTTTTGCAAATCATACAGTAAGTTCTTTAATCCTTGATCTGTGAATCCTTTTCTGTTATAAATTGCTTCTTGTGATTTATTCTTTGCTGGATGCAACTTATAAAATCGATAAGCTTCATTAAATTTTTCAAAATCAGGAATAGCCTCTTTGTTTTGAAGTAATTTTAATACTTCTTGTTTTTTTTCGTGTGACATGTCATTTGTGTTTATGTAATTACAGTTATCAAAATAAGTAATTACAATAACGAATAGGTGTAACGTGAAATCTTATAATAAAAAAAGCTCCTGAATTAACAGGAGCTTTTCAATCAACTAAACTAAAAAACTATCCTCGTGACAATTCAAATAAATAAATTGTTGCACCAGCTTTAAATACTTTTAAATTAATAAAAGATTGATTTATCGCTGTCCAAACAGTTCCATTTGCTAATACAACTGTTGCATCACCAGAAACCGCACTAGCTAATGTAGCAGGAGCAGCTCCACCAGTTCCTAAAAGGGTTACAACTTTACCATGTTCTAAAGTAACTGAAGAAAATTCAATTACATCAGTAACAGCAAGAGCAGGAAGTTTATAATAAGAACCATTTGCAGGAGTTAATTCTATTGCATCAACATCAACAACATCTGTTGGCTCAGCAAAAACTAAATCACCACGATATTCTTTAGGAACAAATCCAGACTTGGCAAAAGGTTCAAATGCGAATGTCCAAAATCTACCATCGTTATCATCCTTTTTAGTGGATTTTAATTGTAATGGAGCACAAGGAGTTCCCATTACTTCATAATAGTCATCACCGCAAGCTTTATGTAAAACAATTACATTTTTTCCAGTCCAGAACTGAACGAATTTTTTTACTTCAGCTCTGTTTCCAGGATGCTGTGCTTTGAACATTGATTTGAAACTTAAAGAGTCTTCATCTCCTTCGGTTTCCATTGAAGCTTCTGTTTTCGATTTTGTCGAATAAAGCTTAACCATTTTGTCGTCTTCAGGCAAAATAAAATTACCTAAGATTTCAATTCCTGTTTCATCTGTCAATGGAAATACGAAACCATCTAATACTTCAATGATTACTATTTCATTTTTTGGAGCAGCTGCTCCAGGAGATGAATTTCCAGCTTGTTTATTTAAATTTACTTTCATTATCTATATAATTAGGCAGTTAAACGTTTTGTTTCGTACCAAACACCATTTACAAATGATAATTGGATATAATGAGTTGCCACACCTAACGTACAGTTAGAATCAACATTGATATTACCTACATCACTCAATGTAACATCCACTCCAGCAGCATCAGTTCCGTAAATGGTAATTTGTTTTCCTTCAACACCATTAATAATAGAAGTAATAGCAGTTGTTGCACCTCCAGTAAATCTAAATACTGTTCCTTCTTTAGCGTCTATAATTCCTGTTGCAAATGATTTGTCTGTTGGCGCAGCAGTTGCAGGAGCTGTAGTTCTAGAAAGTTCTTTTAAAGTACCATCAGCCAAAACAATCATTGTTAAAGTACCTCCAGTATTCAATTGGAAGTCTGCAGTTAAATTTAAATTACCACCATCAACAACCAATCTATTAGCTCCTAAAGTTGCTAATCCAGTTATTGAAACAACCATTCCTGGTTTACCTCCAATAATGCTAGTAATATTTGTACTATAATCGTTTTGAACGATTCTCATGTGTGGGTAATATTGAGGATATTTTAATTCAACTACAGTCGAATCTTTATCAAACAATGGAACTTTTACATCACTAGCAAAAATAGGAGCAGTGTTTGAATACAACATTTGATATTCAAATTCTTTTGGATCACCAGCTTGTAAAATTCTACCAACTTGGATAAATCTAATTCCTTCTTTAAAGTCAGCAAAGATGTTTGTATCTCTTTTATCTCTAGTTAGGGTAAATTGATTTTTCTCTTTCTCTAAATACTGTAACTCTTCAACATTTTTAGATTTTGTAATACCAATAAATTTAGTATTTGTTTGGTCTAATAATGGTTGGAATTTAAAGTTAGGACGATCAACTGGATAAGATTCTTTATACTCGTATTTACCAGAATCAGTATTATAATTTAATTGATACAATTCTCCTGCTCTAGAACGGTAAAGTTTTAACCAAGCATGTGATAATTGAATTTCATATCCTTGTTGGTTTCTTTTATGTTCCGGAATACCGCTAATCATTTGTTCAACATAATCAACAATGTTTTCAGGAGTTGGCTCGCCAATATCAAATGGTTTGTATTTTTTCTCTACATCTCTAAAATACCACCATAACCAACGCAAACCATTTTGAGAGTTTACATTATCACCAGTTAATCCATCTGGAGTTTTAACATAAATTCCGTTTATTTGTGCAATACGTGAATCAAGAGCAGCTTGTTTAATATATTCTCCAAGCAAGAATCCAACAAATGTTGTTTTCCAAGGATGAGAACCGTCAGAACCATTCATGAAAGTTAACCAAGATTTTTCAATCTGTTTTAATTTAGCACCTGTCATGGTAATATCGATTTTCTTATCGAATACTTGACCGGCTTCAGCTTCAATTAAAACCTTTCCTTTTGGTTGCCAAGTTCCATTATCTCCTTGAGTAACTTCACTAGGTGTGATTAATCCATTTACAACACGATCAATAATACCAGTTTGCTTTGCCCAATCTTTTGGTAAGCCTTCAATATCATCAAAAATTGATTCTAAGCTTTTTGGATTTTGTCTAACAAAATGTTCAATATCACCTTGTAATAATGGAATATCTACATTTTGATTAAAGTCCGAACTACCTGCAGTAATAACTCCTGCAGCAATTGCATTCCAGGTACGTTTCTCAAAGGCGTCAAATTCAAAACCAGAAGCATTTAAGTGAGTTGAGCTATGTGTTCTCATTTGTTTAACTCCATTTAAATTAATTACTTTCCCTGTGTCTCCAACTGATTCGGCCATTAGTTTTTTGACTAAAGCTTCATGTTGTTCACTTAATGCCTTAATTTGTGCATCAACTGATAACTTTGGATTTTCAGCATTAGGGTTTTTATCCCTGTTGGTATCTCCTCCGTTTTCTTCAGCTAATAAAGCAGCTTGTTTTCTAGCAGCAGCTAGTTCATCTTCAACAGCTTTTAAATCAAAATTAGCATCTAAGCTTTCTTTTAATTCTTTGTTGATTTCGGCCTTTACCTCCTCATAGGTTTTGCCTAAGAATTTTTTAGCTAATTCTTCTTGTTCCGAAGTAAGCTCCATTTGTTTCGTCTCGGCATTTACCGGTAAATCAGCCACTCCAAAAAGAGCCAGCAACATTGCAACGGTTTTGCCCATAAATTTCCATTTCATAGGATTTCTGTTTTTAAATGATTAAATAATTAATTTCTATAGCGTTTTGTTTCGCTCAATACAGTAACAAGCTGCATAGCTTGTTGCAAACTTCCAATGCTATCAATAAAGCCAATTTCTAAAGCTTTATCTGCAAAGAAAGTTTTCCCAGTAATAACACCAGGCTCTTTTAAATCTAACATTGGTCTTGCTTTTTTTACGGCATCTTGAAAATTAATAGCAAGAGGCGAAAGCATTTCTTTTTTAATTAGATCATAATTACCTTCCATTGCTAATCGGAAAGCTTCATTTTTAGTACTTGATTCATCCGGATAAACTTCATGAAAAGTGTAACCAAGTTTTTCAAGCATTTTTTTATTTTCTGTCCAGGAAAGAACAACTCCTACACTTCCAATCATTGAAGATATATTGTTTGCAGCCATTACATGATCAACACAGGATAACATTGAATATAAATGTGCTGAGCAACATTGGTCATATAATCCAACAACCGGCTTTTTCTTTGTTAATCCAAATTCAACAAATGGAGCTATTGCAGAAACTGCTCCTCCTGGTCCGTCAATGTTTAGAACAGTTCCAATAACATTTGGATGATTGTCAGCAGCTCTTAATGCAGAAACAATTTCTAAAGCTCCATAAGTACACCAATCACCATATTTTATTATAGCACCAATCATATCTACAATAGCAATTGAACCTGCAGGAATCTCCATAGAACCATCTTCTTTTCTTCGAACTGCAGAACCATTTTCATCAACATAAGAAATTAATGATTTCACTTCTTTATTATCATGAAGAGTGAAAGGTTCGCCAGTCATTATTTTATTGGCAATAGGTCCCCAAAATTGAAGTCCTTCAATACTCATAGCCCAAACGCCACGAGATAGTTCGTATAATAAAGTTTGTTTACTCATTACTTTTTTTATTAAATAGCGTTATCCACTTAAATCTATTGTTTAAGTAAACAAGCACAATTATTGCTATTATTAGTAAAAACCAAAATATATAATCACCAAAAGAAAATCCTTTCTTATTCTTATCTATAGAAGAACTATTTCCTGAAGATTTATCTTTTGTGTCTTTTGATAAATCTATGCTCCCGATAGAATCAGATTTTTTACTCACTTCACTAACTTTAGATTCTTGCGTTTTCTTTGATTCTTTATAGTCCTTTACACTCCCAGAACCTTTATATTTTTTACTTCCAGTTTTTTTACCATCTTTATCATAATTAGTAACCTCTAAAGAATCGCCTGGCTTTAAATTAATTTCAGTTCCTTCAGATATAGATTCCTCTTTTTTTTCTTCAGCTACTTTTTTATCCTCTTCTTTTTTAACAGAAGCTTGTGAACTGGAATCGATAGAAGTAGATTTTTCAGTTTTTAAACTCTCAGATTGCTTTTGTTTTTTAATAGAACTACAGCTACTAAAAGTCACAGCAAAAACAAAAATTAATGCAATCGTTAAAAATGCTCCGGTAATAATTTTACTTAATTTCATATTCTAAGTTGTTAAGCAGATTAAAAATTTATCGTGATGTCCTTTAATTAATTGCGCTTTGTCAGTCCCATTTATAATTCTTCTAGCTCCAATAGGATCGTTTGTTTTTTCATTGAAATATTGTTCTAAAGATCTTCCAGTGAAATCACCAAACGAAGAAGCTCCACGAAGCATTCCTTCAAACATTATTTTTATTGAATTCTCCATTACTAATGCTAGTTCTGGATTCTTCAAAAGGTCAACCCCAATAAGTCTGCCCATTAACTCGTAATTCTCATACCAAGTCAATTGAACATGACCGCGACCAAAATATATTTTGTTTGGAAAAATATACGATACGCCTGAATGCTTAATTTTCTTTCCGTAACGCTTACTTCTTCCTTTTCCAAATTCTTCTATTGGCTGCATTGTTTTTGCAGTTTCGTGCCAGGCTGTAGCAAGAATATAGGCAAGCCATCTTAAATCTGATAACTTTAATCTTTCCCACTCATTAAAAACTGCTTCAATTCCATTAACTTGAAGTTGAGTTGGCCTTCCAAATTCTTTTCTGAAATTTTTATAGAATTGTGGTCTATTGATTTTTGTCATGATTCCCTTGTTTATGATTTTTTTCCATGATATACCATCTACGAATGTTGAATCCTATAAATAGAATAGAACCTAAGATTTTTAACGATACATCAAGACTAGATACAGAAACAGCTAAAAAAGCTAATCCAGCTATAGACAGCTTTAAATCTAATAAGTGGAATAAATTATTCATTGGTTTCATCGCTTATCAAAAGTTGGACACTCTCAAGAACAGCACTTATTCCGACTCTTAAAATCAAAATCAACAAACTATTTTCTGCGTATCCAATTCCTAAAAGAATTATGGTTGCTGCATCGGAGAGTAAAGTGATTGCTTTTTTCACTTTTAAAAACCATGAAGGCTTTTTCTTGTTGTAGTTTTTTCTTGAGAACGTCATTGCTAATAATTTTCAACGAAATTCGGAGGAAAATTTAAATAAATCTGTGAAGTTAAATTTCTACATATATCCTTTTACTTGATTGGAAGCTCGTTTTTGAAATCTATTTAATGCAAGCTTTTTCTTTTGCTCATAATACATTTTTCTAAATGTTTCATGTTCAAAGCCGTATTCAAAAAAATTATATTCTTCCATGAAAATATTGATAGCATCAACAACGGAAACGCCTCCTATTTTACAACCGTTAATAAAAAAAACCATTGAGGTTCTGAATATATCTTCTAACAAATTGTTTAGATCACGAGATTGTTCAATTGTCATTTGAAGTTCTGATTTAACTCCGTTTTTATCAATGTAAATAGTTCCGGATAAAATGTCAAAATTTTTAGATTGTATAGACAAATAGATTAGGAAATTGTCATAAGAGAGTTTGCTGTTTTTATTTTTCTCATAACCAATTTGTGTATATATATAGTTAGCTAATGTAGATGAAGGCAAGAGACGAATCATTTTTACTTTTTGACCATTGTAGCTAGCCATAGTACCTTCCATTTCCTCATAAAAGAAAGGAATTAAATGGGAACGGATTTGTACAGTAATCAATTCATTCATTAAATTGAAAATATCAAAGAAGGTTTGTTTTTTTTGTAATTCTTTTTAATCTTGTGCAGCAGTACATTTATAAAGGTTAGCCGCATTAGTAGATATCGAATTAATATTTTATTAAATGGATAATTTAAACATATCATGATATCTATAAATTCTTTATCTACCCAGGAACCAACGTAACCCATAGAGTTACGCCAGTCGTGAATGAATGATGCGAGCTCGAAAAGACTATTTGAAAATCTTTCTTTTACAAATGTTGCACCATCATAGCTCCATTCACCACGCTCAAAACTTTGCCAAGCTTCTAAATGCAATGTTCGTATTGGATGCTTGTAATCCAATCCAACCATTTCTGATTTCATAAGGACATCACCAACACTAAGTTGGACAGGAGTGAAGTCTTTATAAAATCTATTTTTTATCATACTAATTCCCAAGCTACATTTCTAACACCTTCTTGATTATTAATTACCAAGTGGCCTAATACAGTGTATCGTTTTCTTCTTTTTGAACCATTCTCTTGAATTACAAAATTTTGATCTAAATACCCTGTCAATAAATCCGCTTCATCAAAAGTCATAACTTTTTGCAAGCTTCTAACTTCTTTTGTTTTTACAAATTGTTGTAACGACATTTCTCCTTGATCATTAGGAACATTTTCCTCATATGGAATTTCAACCCATTCTTTAATATTTAAAGTGTAGGTTTCATTTTCATCGTTTCTCAATGCGGAAACAACTTTAGCATAAACTATTTCTTTTAAGTTCAAATCGACTGGATTATAACTTACAGGTTCAATTGTTCTAATCATGATTTTAAGAGATTAATGTGTTATTAATTGATACTAGTAGGTTGTGTTCAGATTCAGTTAAAGCTGATGTAAAAAGTTGCATTCCTCCAATATTTCGGGCAAAATATTGAGAGGCGTGTCTTGCAATAAATACCGAAGAATTTGTAAAATAATCAATGTTATTTGCTCTAGTTTGTTTAGAATTATTATTGTAAATATCTAAAGTATTATTATTTCTGTATACAGCTTTAACTCCTGTTCCAGATATACTTGCTACAGGAGTAATATTTGAAATGTTATGCATTCTAACAACATTATTTGGACTTCCTCCGTATATCCACATTCCTCCTCCATAAATTATTCCTCCTGTCACATTATCAATACAATGAATAAACATACCCGAACTTGTTAATGTAAAAACTCCAGAAGTAGTTGAAAAAAAATTTGTATCAAAATAACCTGTTGAACCATTAAAAAGCACGCCCTGATTAGCTGTAAAAGTAAAACCTCCAAAGAAATTCCCTAGGAATAGAGTAGGGTTTCTAACATCTACACGTATAGCATTTATATTAGAATTCCAGAAGAATTTCAAACTTCTAATTTTAGACCATAAACCATTATCAACTAATGATTTTACAGCAGCATTATGTTTGATTTTTGTAGCATCATTAGGATGAGAAAAACCTAAAGCAGTTAATCTATCCAAATAAGCTTGATACTCTGGAGTAATGGAATTTATTGTATTTAATATTGTTCTATAATTACTCATACACTATCCTTTTACTATCCAATATTCAACTCTAGAACTTTCAACCCACTCAGCAAAAATTATATTTAAAACAGAGTTTGTGTAAGTTCCACCAATATTTACCCATCCAGCAGGAAAAGTAGGAGCAGATGAATTGTTGTGGTAAATTTTTTGAACTATACCAATTTTAGCACCAGTTAAATCATTGGTTATATTTCCAGTTCCTGGAGCTGTAGGTAAATTAAAAATTTTATTTGTATCAAAAGTTATCGAAACTCCTGTAGCATTTTGTACAGTTATAGATTCTTCCAAATCTCCACTTACAACATATTTATTAGTATTTACAAAATCCACAAATACAGAAGAACCTACACCTTTTGAAATTAAATTTTTATTTGGAGCTTTCAATGCTGTAATTCCAACTGCTGTCGCTATAATGATTTTTCCGTTTCCTTCTTGCTTAAACTCAAATCTTATATTTGAATTTAAACCTGCAGGAATTGTAATAGTGACATCAGTTGCAGATGTTGTTACTAATTGATATACAGCATCATTATTTGATAGCGTATAAGAAGTTCCTGTTATTTGAAATATATCAGTGAATATTTTCCTTCTTTCATTTACAATTTCAAAAATTGATTTTTGAGTCATTGTACCATCTTCATCAAAACCAGGAAATGGATATAACTTCATTATTCCTGGAATCAAACTTGTTGCATTTGGAACTGTAGAACCAAAGTCCGTAAATACAATATTTGAAGTTCCAATTACAGGATTTAAAGTAGATTGTCTATAAGTTTTACCAGCATGAGTTCCACCAGTAACACCTACAACTGCATTGTTTAATTCTGCTGTAGTGTTTGCGTCATTTGTTCTATATAATCTATATACGCCAGATATAGGCGTACTATTTACACGAAAGAATCCATTAAAAGCTTGATTTGGTAATCCGCTTACGATTACACGAGAATCATTTACTAAAGTTACACCTTGCTGTGTTAAAGATGCAATAGTGGGTATAGAACCAGAAAGAGTTACGCCACTATCTAAATTTAACTCTACCGGTTGTTTCCAAGCAATACCTTCCTGTACTGCTTGTAAATCTGCCGATGTAAGCACTTGACTTAATCTAACGTAAGGATCTGATGCAAGATTTTGAAAAGCATCTAAATCATAATCTGCTGGGTTGAATGTTCCACCGCCACCCATATTTTCATATAGGAAAGCTAAGGCATCAAAGATTTGATTAAAGTCTTCAGCTCTAACAAATTTGTCATCACCAAATTGAGCCAGCCAAGCCAATAACTGTGGTGAATTTACTTTAGGTGTAACACTTAGCGGAAATGGATCTGTTAGCATAATTATAATAAACTTAGTGGAACAATGTTTGGTAATCCGTATGCGCTAGGATTAGGAGTGAAACCAGATGGAAATATGCTTGTAGTTTCAACTTCTACAACACATAGTTGACCATCTGAAGAAACTTTAATAATTGGTTTTGAATTTTGAAATACGTCATTTCTTCCGACGATTAAATCCAAACCGGAAGTGAATTTGAATTTTATAAATTTTATTAGATGGATGAGAGCAATCCTTTCTGATCTGTTAGCATCATGTTCAGGAAAGCGCCAAGTAGCTTTTTGTTTATAATAAGTTCCTGCAGGACCTTGAATACTTTCTTCACTAAAAAAAATAGAAGATAGTGAGGCGTAAGCTTTCTCAAATGTTGCATTTTCAAAAAATGAATTGTAGAAAGGTTGCCATCCAGTAATATTTGAAGGAACAACATCTCCTTCAAAAACTAACTCAATGCCACAAGCATGAATGTTTGATAAAACTCTGTCTAACAACACCATTAATTAAATATTTTGATACGAATATACTAAAAAGTAAATTAAAAATAATGTAGAATTTACTTTTTAATAAATTTTTTCATTTAAAAAAGTATGTTGCATTTTTTATAAAAAGTTCAATAGTTCAATATCTTACTTAATTTTTTGAAAATCAGAAACTTAAACTAATTGAACCACATTAAAAAAGGATTGAACTATTGAACCAAAAAAAAAGCGTTCAATAAGTTCAATATAAAAAAAGCAAAAAACAATTAAAGTAAAACTTTAGTTCAATATATATATATACTTATATATTAGAATAATAATACTAATTTTAGTACTTTTTATT